TCACTTTCGGTTTTCAGTGCGCATTTCCGCGATACGTCTGCTCGATTGCAGGCCGTCACCGCGACTATACCTTTTTGTCATTTTTTGTGTGCTGTGTGTCGCCAGTTCCTGAGCGGCTTCAAGCGACCCAGTGGCTTCTACCGTTTCTGAAACGGCACCAGCTCGGGTATCCATGGACCATACATAATCAGGAACGCCGGCAGCTTTCCGGACCTTACTGAACTTGGTTGTGTAGTGATTATCCCGGTATGGCTTACCGGTGTCTTCATCAATCACGACGGGCCCAAGTTCGGGTATCGTGTAAGCCTTTAGTGCTTCTGTCACCAGAGGCATAACGTTCAGGTCGCGAGAGGCGAGCGCGCCTGTTTTACTCGTCTTGATCGACAGGATCATCTCTTTCGAGATATCCCCTGCTGTCAGGCCACGCCAGCGGAACGGACCGCCTTCAGGTGTCGGCGACCACTCCCCGATTACATCGATACGGCGTAAGGCCGTTTCGAATTTGAGAGCCTCCACAAACCCGATAGACGGGCATTTCATTTTGGCACTCTTTTTCACAATGGCCTCGCATTGTGCATAGGTCATTGCGACGGTTCGGGCGCCTGGCTGTTCGAACTGCATATCCGACAGGATAGACCGAGCTTGTGCGCAGCCGTGCAAGCGCTCCCCCGCGCCATATGACAAGACAACCCGCAATAGCTTAATCGCGCCAGCGGCCCGCCTGTGTCCCTTCTTGCGCCACTCCCCGAACCACTTCTTGAAGTCCGATGCTTTCAGTACGTCAATCCGGCGCGTGCCGATATTCTTTTCCAGTACGCGCAAGCTCGGCTCATAGTCCCTGATCCGTGTCGAGTGCTTGACGCTATGAAGAGAACTCGTCGTGTCGAATTTGTAGGCGTCGATCAATGCCTTGATCGTCCCGTCGAAAGTCGGTGGCGCACCAAGCGTTGAAAGCTCGCTTCGGAGTTGATCTGTCAGACGCCGGCATTCGGCGGCGATCTGGTTTTCCGTGAAATCGTCATTAAGACGAACGACCGAAAGCGCCGCGGGCGAACCCTTTACTGCGCGTTTCGGATCCCAGTAATGGACCCTCGATCCATCCTTGTTGTCCCGGTACTTGTAACCGGGCCTGTCAGTCCTCATCAAAATTGTCCTTTCCATCTGGGGCAAGAGCGCCCAGAGGCAGGATGCGGGTGCGCTCAATACGCTCGTCAAGCCCATCGGTCCTGTGGATAGTGGGAATAACGGTAACAACCAGCGTCCGGAGATCGACCTGGACCGCAGCGCCCTCGCTTTTAGCGGCGCGAATGATCCTTTCCATATCGGCTTGGCGAAATGCGCCGTGGCTCATTGCGCCCTCCTCTTGGGGTGAAGCGCGGCATACGCCTTGAACGCCTCCGCATCTCCGTTACAGCAAGTGTATCCAGCCTCAGGGGGGCCGATCTTGTGAAGCTGGTCCATCCTAAAATGAGCGGGCCCGATTTTCATACCGGGAAAATTGAAGGTGATAATAACCTGCCCTCGGTGCCAGCCGCCCCGTTCACCCTCTGTCACATAGGCATGGTGACCTCGAAACCCATCGGTATGCTCGACGAAGTCAATGCCCGGAAACCTATCCGCAACGATGCGCTTGAAATCCTCGATCGCAGATAACTCTTGCGCCTTTCGTCGCTGGTCGTGGCGCATCTTTTTCCATTTGCACCGGGGTGAGCAATAGACAGCACCACTGACCTTGCCGCATATGCCGTTGACCGGCAGTCTGTGTTCATGCGGCAGATCGGAATCGACGGTAATGCCGCAGCCAACGCATTCGAAGTTCCAGCCGTATTCTACAGCCACCCTGGCGGGAACGCCTGTTTCGGCGTATTGGTCAGCCCACGGCGCGCGGCGGCACTGCACACCTCCGAGTTCGCCCTCAGCGTATTCGTTAGCGCCCCATTTCGCAGCGCGGATTGCCTTGTCTGCAAAATATATGTCGCCGGTCATCTCGTATTTTTCGAGGACGGCGTAAGCCTTAATAGCGGTCATGACGCACCTCTTTCCCGCGCGGTACGCAGCATCTGGCGCCATGCATTCACAAGGCCGTTTGAAACGTTTCCGAAACCGCGCATAGCCCTCAGACCTACTGCAATCATCGCATCATCTGGCTCAACAGGAACGACGACGAAACCTTCGGGAACGGGCGTATTTTCTCCCGGGCCGTTGGCTCGACTGTTCCAGCGGTAAATCAAATACGACAGGCGATCTTCGTCATCGAGATACGGGGTATCCGCTGCACACATTGTCATGCCGGCGTCGCACGATGTGCAATAGACTGCCGCCTGACGGTCAAGATTACCACTAGTGAGTTTTCTATATGACTGCTGGGAATCCGTTTCAGGCGCACCACCGCAAAACGGACAAGGCTTCAGAGGCAGTGATGTACTTTGCCGCGACATCAATTCACCTCGCTCTTTGGGCGAAGCGGTCCATCACCTTCCTGATGTTCTGCGTATTCCGACAGATCATAACCGCAGCGCTGAAAATCGAGGATCTCTTTTGCGCGCTCCAGATTGTCTTCGCAGCCCCATTCGTCCAGCGCATCGAGAAAGTCTGCGAGTTTTTGTTCGAGGGTGTCACTCATGTGGTGCACTCCAAGAAATCAGCGGAGTTGCGTAGGCCACCATCAACGGGTGACGAGGCTGGCCGTCCTTCGCTATCCCCCAGCACATCGGCTTCGCTCCAGCCTTGTGCAGAACATCGACGACGGAGCGCCACCTTGTGCGCAGAGCCTTCGGCAGCTTGGTAGTGGGACCCCATGCGACGATGTGGATGTCGGCGCCATTTATCGCTTGTGCGATATGAGCATCGTTATCCGGGCCGATTGGGTCTGTTGCGTGGGCCAAGGCTCTGACATCCTTGTTGACGAGTGCGCATAGGTTCCAAACGACCGTCTTGCTTGCGCCGAGCCGATACGCGAAACCGTCCACCTTCGTCATTGTGGGATCGTTCTTCTCCTCGTTCGCGTCGGATGGATTGACCATTCCGAGAGAAATGACGGGGCCGGATCGACCGTAGTCGTGTTCGAGGAGGTAGCGATAAAGGCCGCAGTCGGAAAATACGGCGCGATGCGTCGTAAGTAGGTCGCTCACTTGCCGCCCTCCTGCTTTGCGGGTGCTGCGGGGAGAGGCTCAAACCGGCCATCGTTGAATTCATATTCAGGGCGAACCCACGTCAGGCCGTCTTCTCCGCGATAGATCACGACCTTTTCGTTATCGAGATCGCCATCGACTTGCAGCCGGCCGCGCGCCGTCACGGTGTAGATCGAACCGCGCTTTTTGTGACGATAGCGCTCCTCCGGCACGTCCTGCACCTCTGCGGTGAGGTCTTCTACGGCCACGGATGGCGCGGGTTGCTTCGGGGAAATGAAAACCTCATTGAGGTGCTTGGCGATCTGATCGTATTGAGCATCCGTGATCTCAGTCGCGGCGTCGCTGTTTACGCCGAATACGATTTCCCAGAGTTCGGGGCCATCAAGCTTTACGTACGGCACGTGGCCTTTCCCGCCGCATACCTCACACAGCAAGGACGGATTTCCTGCAGGGCAAGTTTCGTCCTGTTCGACTTTGGTGCATTCGCAGGGTTGTGTTCCGATGGTCGCGGCCGCAGCGGATAGGGTGTCGTTCTTTCCATCCTCATATCCGCGACGATAAGTGGCTTCACGTCGGCGCTGGCGAGCATTTATCCGCGTCATTGGCCGATCCTCCGCAACTGATGATAGGTTTCTAGGAAGGCATCGGCTGCGCCGTGGGGATCTTCCCAAGGAAAGATTTCGGCCTCGAATGGTCGACGACCCTCAACCGTTCCCCAAGTGTGACCGTCGCTTGGCATCAGGTCACGCTGCTCTGTCGCCAGCATGCGCAGATCCAGATCCTTGATGTAAGCATGAGACCGCGTCACGACGCCGAAACGGGAAAGCCCGGCAGCCTCGCAGCGCTTTTCGACGGCTTTGTAATCGGGGCATTTTGATTTTAGAGGCGAACTCATGTCGCCGCAGGTCGCCTCACCAACCTCGTGCATCAACGCTGCCATCTTGTGCCCTGGCTCGGCGTAGCCGGCCATGATGATGCAGTGCTGAGCGACGGAATAGTAAACGCGTCTTCCTGTGCGACGGCTGACGCACTGGCCGGAGAAGCGCGACTGAAAGGCCAAGCCGTAGGCCACGTCCTCTATCGTCAACTCCGATCCTTCCGGATTATCGAAGTCGAAATAGGTGCCGGATCCGAGAAGGATGGTTGGTCCTATGATGTGATGGATAGGTGCGGTTTGCTCAGTCATCATGAAACCCTCATAGGCATGACGATGTAGTCCTCGTCGGCGTCGCCATCCGGCGTGATGTGACCAGGTGCACCCGGATCTGTGCCGTAGAGGCGGAACGATGTGGTTGAAATGCTGGATAGGGTCTCGTTGAAAAACACCCCGTTGAATCCGCGCAGATGGCTTTCGCCGTCGAATTCGATATCGACATTCTCCACTGCGCTCTGACCTGTCGTCGTCGCCAGCTCGATCTGCATTGAGCCTTCGGAGATGCCGAGCTTGATCGCCTCGCGCGTCGTGTCGCCAGCGATGACGCAGGCGCGGGTTATCGCCTTGCTGAGTGATTCCCGGTCTGCACGCAGGAACACGCGGTCCCGGCTGGGAACGATGCGACGATAGTCAGGAAACGTTCCGTCGATCAGCTTTGACACGAGCTTGATATCCTCGCACTCAATGACGAGTTTTCTATCGTTAACGTAGAAAGAGCATATTGCCTTGCTGTGCCCCATCAGCTTGCGGATCGCCTGAACCGTCTTCGTAGGGACGATGGGCGGCTCGAAACTGGTCAATTCGTTTGGAGAAATGCGTGATACAGCCATTTTCAGGCCATTCGTTGCGACAACGGCGAGCTTCCCGCTTTCCAGCCCCTCTATAAAGGCGCCCATGAGGTACGGGCGATCCTTCATGGTGGTGTTGATGGCGTAGCTCACCTTGCTCAGAGCATCGGTCAGCAGATTTGCATGGACCGTGAATGCCAGTGGCGGCCTATCCGAGCCGATAGACGGGAAATCTGATACCGGCAGGGTGTGGAGGTTATAGCGCGACCTCCCGCCGCTGATCGCCACCTGTCCCGGAAATTTTCCGGGTGCAAGGGTGATTTCGGCAGACTCCGGCATGTTCTTGACGATCCGATAGAACTCATCCGCCGAAATCGTAAGCCCATCACTGGCTGACGCCTCCAACAACTCGCAATGCGTCTCGATCTCCAGATCAAGATTTGTCCCACGCAACAGCAGGCGTTCGCCATCGGGCTGCAAAAGCACGTTCGTCAGGATCGGGATGCTGTCCTTTGTCGGAACCGCTTCGTTGACCGCAGCAAGCGCCGCCAGAAGCTCGGACCGATGCGCGCGGAAATAGATTGCTTCTTTGCTCATGACACCCTCAGTTCCGCTTTCCGTTGAGGAGGTCGGCAATCGCCCGCTCGTGGGACGGGGGGGCAAGATCAAAATGGCGCGACAGGATCTCCATCGCCTCATTGACATCACCTTCCGCAAGGCGGCGGTAAGCCTGCCCGACGTGATACAAATCGCTATCGTCGAGCTTGTTCAGCTTGTCGTAGGCGTCGATGATGTCATCTTCGTCCAGATCGCCGATTTCAACCTCAACCTTTGCGTTGAACGTTAGATCAGAAACGATTGCTGGGCGAAGACAATGCTTCTTGAGCCATGCGGCGATACGCGTGTCGTTGTGATCGTCTGAAAATTTGATTGTGACTTCCTGATTTACCTGCATTGACGGCTCTCCAGAATTTTTGCGTACATGCTGGGGCAGGGCAGCGTGATGCTGCTGCCGAAGCGACGAATGACGACGGTGGTGAAATCGAAACGGGCTTCGTTCCATGTCTTGCCGTAGAGCGGCGCTGTGAGGCCAAGCTCCCGGCATCGCTCGGTCACACGCTTGACGCCTGCGTCGTAGTGATCGGCAATCTGGGTGCGCCCCATGCCGCGCTGGATGCATTGAGCGAGCATGACGGGTGACGGCAACTTTCTGCCGCCGAGCTTATCGGTGTGCCGCATGGTGGACACTCCTTTCGTGGATGTTCAGGGATTTGAGAAGATTGCGGCTATCGGCCCACTTGGCGTGGCCAACCCACGCATCAAGGAACTTTTCCAGCCGCTGGTTATTGCCGCCGGCGCGATAGGCGCGGATCTTGCGCTTTGCCCGCGTGACACTGTCGCGCCGCAACAGCTTGTGCGTCGGCCAGATGCGATAACCGACGAAGTTGGCACCTCGGCTGGCTGGCTGGATGCTCCATTTGGAGAACCTGAGGCCTAGCCGCGCGCGTGACAGATCCTCTATCGAGGCGCGGACCTTGCGCAAGTGTTCAGACGAATGGCCGAGAACGACGATATCGTCCATGTAGCGATACCAGTAGCGCTCGCCGAGATCCTGCTGCAAATGCCGATCGACGACACCGCCATAGATGTTGGCAAAGATCTGAGAAAGCAGATTGCCGATCGGCAGGCCGATACCGGCACGCGGCAGCATGGCCTCGATCAGGCGCAACGTGGCGCCGCAGGAAATCTTCGCCTCGATCAACTTCCACAGCGCGCCGCGCTCGATGCTGGCAAAGTACCGGGAAAAATCTGTCTTGAGGATATAGAGGGGTGCGCCATCACGCGTGAGCCTGCGCATGTCCGACTGCACGGCCTTTGCCGCAGCGTGAGTGCCTTTGCCCGGACGGCATGCATAACTACCAGGCAAAAGCGTTGCCTCGAATATCGGTTCGATGATCGCGCACAGCGCATGCTGGGCAACACGATCCTCAAAGGGCAGCGCCGAAATCATCCGTTCCTTCGGATCGAAGATCTTGAAATCTTGCGGCTTGCCGGGACGGTAGGAACCGTCGCGCATGGCTGTCGCCAGATCCTCCAGATTGAGGATCGAAAACTCGTTGAACTCCAGAAAACCTGTCGAAAGACGCTTGCCGTTGGCGGTGCGGCGCAGGGCATGACGCATGTTGGCGTCTGATGTTATCTGGCCGATAAGGTTCCGGTATTTCTTTCCCATAATAACCACTCCGGATTGCCGGTCGCGGGTTTCGACAGTGCGTGCACCGCTACTCCCCGCTGTACCGGACCCTGTTATGTGTTCGCCGAAGCCGGACGGACGGGCCGACCACCTTGGCGGCTGGGCGTGGTGCGCCGTGCCGCCCGTGGAAGATGACCGGCGTGGCCGTGACCGCCGCCGAGTCGTGAATAGGTCGTCGCTCGCGCCGCGCGCCCCGATGTTCTCGTTCGAGTTCTCGGGCCAGTAGTCCAAGTTCGCATACCGGGAACCGGCGTTCTCGCCGTTGATCCAGGAGCCGCCAAAGATGGACGGACGCAACAGCATCATGACCCCGACCGCCCGTTGCCTTTTGCCGACTTGATCCACTGCCCGAGCATCGATCCGGTTTCAGCGATATGGCGCAGCGCCACAGCATGCTGACGGTGGGTAACGAACTTGAGGTCTGGACCAGTCGCAAAGCGCAACCAGAAGCGCAGCGCTGCCAGATTGGCGTCTGCTGCGTAGAGCTTTGAGGCCTGTTTCGACTTCGCTGCCTGATAGAGATAGCCGACCTGGTCAAACAGCAGCCCGATCAGCTTGTCGCGCAACACGGAATGGCTACGCGGGCAACGCTGAAAGATCGGGTACAGGTAGACCACGGCTTTCTCGAATTTTTCGACGATCGCCAGATCCTGCGGATTTACATATTCATCACGTGTCATAGCTGGCGATCATCCGTTTCAGGGGACCCGCGCTTTCGCGCAGGTCAAGCAAGGCTCAGGTGGTCGCTCGCGCCGCGCGCCCCGAGGTTCTCGCTCGAGTTCTCGGGCCAGAAGTCCAAGATCGCATACCGGGAACCGGCGACCTCGCCGTGGAACCAGGAGCCGCCAAAGATGGACGGACGCGGGCTATCCGGATCGCCGTCTGTGCCCCACTGCCACATGGTGCCGGTGATATCGAACAGGCCCCACTTGCTGATGAAGTTGCTGGCGTTGTCGTCGAGCGCGCCGGTCACGGTCGGCTCATCTTCGCGAGAGGTCCGCTCCTTGACGCCATACGCGGCTGCGAAGAACTCCTCTGCACCAAGCAAGCGCTTGCCATGGCCGGTGTAGATTTCGACCGCTGTTGCATAGTCGAGCTTTTTGTACCGGCTCTCGCCGTCGAGCTTCATCGGCAGGTCACGGCCATCGGCGATGATCGCCTTTGCGCGGCTGGTCCCCTGTTCGTGGTGGTCAGCGTCGAGAAGATAGATATCGACCCACAGGAGCTTGCCACCCAGCAACTCGACGAGCGCCATGCCGCGCGGATCCGGGCAGGATGGACGGAAACCGATATCCCAGATCGAATACGGATTGATTGCCGGAGTGTTGTCGCCACCCTCGCGGGCCGTTGCATTGCCGCCCGGCGCAAAATGAAAGCCGCCGAAATACCGCTCGGCGGTCGGCTTGCCTTCCAGAATTTCCGCGATCGGCAAGCCGTACTCATTGATGGTGACACCATAGTCACGGCCCGGTACGGGATTGTCGATCAAAACCGGAGTGTTTGTATCGAAGAAGTTGGTGCGCTCGCCCATCGTGATAGCGGCACCTGCCTTCACAAATACTTCGGTGCGGTTGTACTTGGCCAGAACCGGGGCTGACCGGTCGCGGGGCATGATGGAGATGCCGCAAAGGGCGGTTTCAGCTGTAGCTGTCATGGTGATAATCCTGATTGAGAGGGAGAAAGAGACCCGCGCTTTCGCGCGCGTCAGGCAGGCGTCAGGTGGTCGCTCGCGCCGCGCGCCCCGATGACCCCGTCCGAGTTCTCGGGCCAGTAGTCCAAGTCCGCATACCGGGAACCGGCGTGCCCGCCGTAGATCCAGGAGCCGCCAAAGAGGGACGGACGCGGATCGTCGATGTCGCCATCCGTTCCCCAAACCCAGAGATTGCCGGTTGCCTGCATCAGGCCAAAACGGCTGGTTCGCGCTGCATCAAGGCCGACTGTGCGGGGACGATTGTCGGCGCTGGAGCGTTCAGTCACGCCAAGCGCAGCGGCACGGAATTCGTCATAGGTCAGCAGGCGCTTGCCATGGCCTTCGATGATGGATTTCGCGGTCGGATAGTCGAGCACATCAAGCGTGTTACCGTTGGCAGGCGTTACGCCGAAGCGGCTGGTGCCGTTCTGGGTATGGTCGACGCCGAGAAGATAGATATCGACCCAGACGATATTGCCAGCGATGACGCGCACCATACCGCGCGGATCCGGGCAGGCGGGACGGTACTCGATATCCCAAAGGGAATGCGGATTGATGGCGGGAATGCTATCGCCGCCCTTGCGCTCGACGGCATTGCCGCCCGGTGCAAAATGGAAACCGGCGAAGAAATTGCCGTTCAGAGGATTGTCGTTCGCTACGGTAGCGAAGACATCACCGACAGCATTGATGCCGACAGCGTAATCGCGACCGGGAACCAGCTCGTCGATCGCAATTGCGGTCTCGTAGTCATACGAATAGGTGCGGTCGCCTACCTCGACGAGTGCGCCAGCCTTGATGGAAATGGAGGTCAGGCCGTTCACAAGCAGGATCGGCGAACCAGGGCTGGGATTGTGGATGCTGATGTTCTGCGGTTCGGCAGTCGTCGTCATGGTTTTGTCCTCTGTTGGGTTTGGCTTGAAGTGGTCAGACGCGAGCCGCCGCAGCGTGCATGCGTTCGATTTCGGAGAGGCGGGTGGCGCAGAGCGCGACGCCGCCAAGGCAGCCGAGCAAAAGCACGGCGGTTGCGCAGGCCAGAAAGAAGCGGCCATAGGGAACGGCGCTGGCCTTGCGGAAGGTGCCGAGGTCATGCCGGGTCTGCGGGATCATCGGGGAAATGTGGATCAAAGCTGCCTCCATCCGTTTCGGATGCCGCCTCGCAGGGAGAGACGGACACCGAAATGGACGTGGCGTCAGGCTGCGCGGCGCTCCAGCACGCGCTTGTCGTATGCGCGGTTGATGGCGGCAGGTCCGCAGCGTGTGATTTCCGCGCTCGTGAACCATTCGCGAAGAGCCGTCACGGTGCAGCCTTCGCCCACGCGCAGCATGGCGTCGGACATTACGTCCACAAGCTCATTGTCGTCTTTGGTTTTGATCTGCATGTCGGTCTCCATCCGTTGAAGGTTGGACCGGGCGGCGCGAGGTTGAGAGGGGTACGGTCGCCGCCCGGTCTGTCTCCGAGCCGTGAGGTCAAGCGGCTTGGATGGAATGGAAAATAAATCCAATTATAATTTTGTCAATGCATAATTGGAAATAAAATCCAATATGCGAAAACGACTCGACTCTTCTTTCGATTTTGCAAATATTAGAACGGAAGGAGAACAAAATGGGCTACGCGCTGATGAAATATAAGGCGTTCACACTCTTTTTGCGGTGTGAAAACTGCCTGCGGGAAACGGCTAAGGTGGTAGAAATCCCACCTGGGGACGATAGCCCGCGTGATGTGGATGAATTGCTGGAAAGTGGTTTTCTCGCCCAAATCCCTTTCGCGTGCGGCCCATGCGGCAATCCAATTGCACAACTGATTGGCGTAAAGGAGTAGATCTATGCGTGAGGCCGAAGTTCTAGAATTTGTCATCGTTCCGCCTTACCGGAAGCGGCACGAAGTAGCTGCATCAGAAGCCCATTTTGCTGACTTCCTCAAGCGGCGGTTCAGGGGGTACTCATTCAAGGTGGCTGGGATTGCGCCGGTCGGATCGGACGACGACGACACCTTTCACGTCATTCCCATTATGAATTTTATGGATGATGCTGGAAAAATGCGGATGTGCGAACCGCCGCAGCCCTGGGTTCTCCAAGAAATCAGCGAGGCATGCCGGGAATTTTCTTCGAGTAAGCGCCGCTGGCTGTCTTAAAATGAAAGATCATTTATGATGCGGCGCGCCAGTGCGATTATTTCAACCTGGGTGCCGTCATCTGCCGAGTAATCACGGTTTATGACAATCGGCTTGTGTCGGGTATTGGTCGAGCGCGGATGAAATTCCGTTCTGTCCTGATAGATTTCTACCTGTTTAACGGACCATTCACGGGTCATCCCACCGTCCCTGGATCTCTCTACGACAACTACCATTCCATCCCGCAAAACGACCTCATTGGCGATATCTTCGAATGAAATTGCCACGATCCTGTCGCCTGCAAGTATGGGGCGAGGCTTCAGGTCATTCATTGAATCTCCCGAAACATCGAAGATCATCTGTCTCGCATTAGGAAATCGATCATCCGGGGGTACTGAGATCAGCTCTCTTTCTCGTTGATCAAACGCATCCACTTCCCGGAAAGTCCCTGCTTCAACGCTTCCGACGACTGCGGCAGCCACCAACTGCCCAGTAATGGGCTTCACGTTTTGATGGCCCTCGACATCGATGCCGTCCCTAAGCCAAAGATGCGATACGCCCAAAGTCTCAGCCAAAACCGGCAACGTGTTTCCGCGAGGTTGGCGAATGTCCCCTCGCAAATATTTATTTATGTTGTCGTAGGGAATGCCGGAGCGCTTAGAAAGCTCCGTCATGTTCCAGCCTTTGGCGTCCATCGCCTGCTTTAATCTGTGCCACCAATTCATGTTTGCCATCATAGAGCCGGAGTTATTTTCCGTTTTGGATTTCTCATGTCTTGAAATTGGATTTTAAATCCATTAGTGATGTAAGCATGAGCAATAGAGCAGCACTCACTGTGGCAGAGATTATCAGCAAGGCTGGCGGCCCGAGGGCTATCGCTGACGCCAGCAGGCTTAGCTCTGAGTCGTTCTCCAAGGATGCTGTCTACAAGTGGGTTAAGGGGGGAATTCCTGATCGGCACTGGCCCATCATAATCTCCCTTACTGGTCTTGAAGTCTCCGAGATCTATGAAGCGAATATTGCTGTTCGTTATGGTTCTGGGATTTCCGGGCGCATTCCGGAGGCCGCAGAATGACAGGGCTCCATTTTTGCCGCAGCGTAGGGAAGCGGTCATCCCGCGTCGTTCATACCCACGATGTCGCAGGTTCAAATCCTGCCGCTGCAACCAATCCCGCCGTTCAACGGCCAGGCGACGAGCGGGAAACCGGACGGAAGAGGCTTTGCACGCCTGCGGACCCTTCCGTCCGGAACGTCTTTCCTGTTGCGCAGGGGTTTGTCCTCTCCCTTTTGCGCACCCGCCGTGACGCCTCTCCTCCCGGCTCCGGCGGTTCTTCTCTTGATGGTTCGATGTCATGCGGACCGCCTTTTCTTGGTTGGACTCTACGAAGCTAATCGCAGCTTCCAACAAATTCACCGGAAGAATTTCCGAAAAGATTCCCTTGATTTTCGAGGACGATTTCGTGCGCCCAGATGAGACCGAAAACATGCGCCCCACCTCTCAGGAAGAGCGGCGCGACTTGAAGGCTACGGTTGGCCGGCTTCTCCGTCAGGTTGGTGCATCCAACGTTGCCAAGGAAAGCCGGGTTGGGGAGGCGCACCTGTCGCGCTACGCTTCCCCGCGCGAAAAAGAGTTCATGCCGCTCGATGTCGTTGCCGATGTCGAGCGCATGGCAGGCTATCCTCTGGTCACGGAATTTATGGCTCAGATGAGCGGGTTTCGTCTCGTCCAGAATGAATCCGAAGCTGACGCGCCGGATATGGAGGATGTCGGTCGCCTGGCCGACACCAAGGGCAAACTGCTGTCCGCGCTGATCACGTCTTTTCTGGATGGGAAGATCGATAATCACGAGCGCCGCACGCTTCTTCCTCTCCTCGACGATGCAATTGCCCAGATGCAGGAGCTTCGCAGCGGCCTGATTGGTAGTGGCTCATGACACTCTGCATGGCCGAAACCAGCCGTTCCAAGCTCGTGAAGGAAGCCCGCTGCGCACGGGTTCTGGAGCGTTGGCGCGCTGGCAGATCCACCCACGAAATCGCTGAAACGCTGAACCTCGCCGAACGCGAGGTTTGCCGCATTATCGAGGAGGCAGGACTTTGAGCGCCGCTGTTTCTCTTTTTGAGCATCCGATTTCGGATCGTGATCGCGGTTTTTTGCGACACGTCGCTCGCGCTGACGCCTGGTGCGATATTCGCCACGGCGAATTACCGTCCGCCGTCCAGTGTATGCGCGCCGGTTACGTTCGCCTGTCCAACGACAAGCGGCAAGCGATGATTACCGATAGCGGGCAGGCATACCTCCGCAAGTGGATGGGGGTGCACTGATGGAACTGTTTGACACACTTCCCGCCCAGATCCGCACGGCGATTAATGATGCCGGTTTTGAGTTCGTGCCTCGCTTTGCGGCGAAGCTGTTGGCGCGTGGCGTTTCGGTAGATCGAGCCGCCGAGATCATCCGTGAAACCGACCTGCGCCTGATGCGCAAAGGCGGTGCAGCATGACGGCGCAAAACCTGCAAATGCCGAAGGAAGCCGGTCTGTCAATCATCGCGGCGGCCGTGCGTGACGGCCAGTATCGTTGCCAGACGGCGCAGGAAGTGCGCGCGGCGTGCTTGGCGATGGCACACCGGTATCTCAGGCGGGATCCGAAAGACGGCAATCTGTTTCATCCGGGCGAATATGCCTTGGCCGTTTTGGCGCGGGCGCGGGAAACCGGCAGATTTCCGGACGCGGCTGCACTCGACAATCCGGCCATGAAAGTTGCCGTCGCGCGTGATCCGCAGTCAATCCACGTAGGGAACCGGCTTCGAGATTTGGATGAGAAAACCGTCCTTGCGCTGATGGACGCCTTCGAGCGCAGCGGGCAGCGCCAACCGATTGAAGTGTATGGAAAGGCCTCAGACGCGAGCGTCAAGCTCGGCGCTGGCGGGCATCGATTGGAAGCATGCCGTCGCCTCGGCATCAAGGTTCTTTGCTTCCACTACGACGGAGATGATCTCGACCGCCAACTTTGTGAGATCGATGAAAACCTTATCCGTTCTGATTTGACGCCAGCGTACCGAGCTTTGTTTCTGGCGCGCCGGAAGGAGATCTATCTCGTCAAGCACCCGGAAACGGCGAACGGAGCGATTGGAAACGGTCGCGAGAAGCTTCGCCAAATTGGCGAAGCTACATTAGAGGCCAAGCGTTTCACGGCGGCGACAGCCGAAGCGACCGGTCAAAAAGAGCGGACAATTCAGCGCGACGTTGAACGTGGTGAGAAGATTTCCGCCATGGCTCTCCATCTGTTGAGTGGCACACGACACGACAAAGGCGTGACGCTGGATCAGATCAAAAGGCTCGAGACCCCGCAGGCGCAAGAGCAATATGCGCGCGAATTGATCGCGGCAGATAAGGCCATTTCGGCTGAAAGCAAGGAAATACGCACTGCAAAACAGGCGGGCAATCGTGAATCTCGCTTTCGCCTCGTTGAATTGATCGCGAAAAACGGTCGCAGATCCAGCGCTGAAATGCCGCGCCGCGCCTTCCCCGTCGGGTACGTCGATGCACCGTGGCAACAGGAGGCTTGGTCTGACGAAACTGGTCAGGACAAGGGGTTGATGTACCCCTCCATGCCGCTCGAAGAAATCATGGCATTGTGTGCCGGGGATAAATCTCCGTTCACACCAGACGCCGTCCTCTTCTTCTGGGTGCCGATGAACCGTTTGGATGACGGCATTGCTGTGATGCGCGCATGGGGCTTCGAATTCGTCTCCGGCATCGTGTGGGATAAGGTCGATATCGGCATGGGGCGGTGGGTTCGCGATCGCGCCGAAATTCTGTTGATTGGCAAGCGCGGCAAAATCTCACTCGCACCCGAAATGGGAACGCAGCCGCCCAGCCTTTATGCCGAAAAGAAAAGTCAGCACAGCCGTAAGCCGGTCTGGTTCGCCGAACAGATCGATCGGCTCTACCCCACCATGCCAAAACTCGAAATGTTCCAGCGCCGCGAAAGCCTGGCGGCTGGCGACGTGCGCCTGAATGGAACGTGGGAGTTCTGGGGAAATCAGGCCGGCGGGCCGGAAGGCGGTGTGGAATGAATTCTTTGAGGGTCCTCATTGCTTGCGAGTTTTCTGGGACTGTCAGGAATGCTTTCCTTGATAGGGGGCACGATGCCTGGTCTTGCGATTTATTGCCGGCTGACGATGGAAGCAACCGCCACATACGAGGTGATGCGCGCGAATTATTGCACGAAGGATGGGATTTACTCATCGTTGCCCACCCACCATGCACACGGCTTTGCAATTCCGGAATCGGCTGGCTCACTCACGCACCAAAGGGCAAAACGGTTGATCAGGTTTGGCGAGAATTGGATAGCGCGGCTGATCTGTTCTCTGCATTCTGGAATGCGCCTATTGATCGCATCGCCATCGAAAATCCGATTATGCATCGCCATGCTCGCGAACGCATTAGGGGCTATGAGCCGCCAGCGCAGACTGTAGCGCCTTGGCAGTTTGGTGAGCCGATACAGAAGAAAGTCTCTCTTTGGCTTAAGGGTTTGCCAGAGTTGACGCCGACAACCATCGTTGACCTCCCGGAACCTAAGTTCTGCATACGCAAAACCGGCCCAAGAGCGGGGAAACCGTATCGATATTATTTCCATCAAGGAAAGTCGGGCCACGATCGTTCGCGCTTCTTTCCCGGTATCGCCGCTGCAATGGCAGATCAGTGGGGAGGATTTGCGATGGAGGCTGCGGCATGAGGGCGCTCAAGATTCTGGTCGGCTGCGAAACCTCCGGTGTAGTCCGTCGCGCCTTCGCGGCGCTAGGTCATGATGTCTGGTCCTGCGACCTGTTGCCGGCGGATGACGGTAGCAACAGGCACATCGTCTGCGATATCCGCGATATCCTGCATGAAGGTTGGGACCTTCTGGCCGTTATGCACCCTCCTTGCACGCGGCTATGCAATTCCGGCGTTCGATGGCTGATCGATCCACCGAAAAACGCGCCGAACGAATCGACGGACGCGGAGCGGGCGGCATGGTCGGCCATGTCACGGGAGGGCAAGCTGATTATCATGTGGCGGCTCCTCGACGAAGGCGCCGCGCTGTTCTCAGATTGCTGGAACGCGCCGATACCCCGCATCGCCGTCGAAAACCCTGTCATGCACAGGCACGCAAAAGAGCGGATCCGGAACTACGGCAAGGCCGCGCAAACAGTGCAGCCGTGGCATTTCGGTGACCCCTCATTCAAGGCCACCTCGTTTTATCTGCGTGGTCTGCCGCCGCTCGTCGCCACAAACAGGCTCGTGCCGCCGAAAGCCGGAACAGACGAGCATAAGCGTTGGTCAGTTGTTCACCGTGCCTCTCCGGGCGCGGATCGTTGGAAGATCCGTTCGCAAACGCAGCCCGGAATTGCCGCCGCCATGGCGATGCAATGGGGTGGATACGCTCTTGAGGTGGCTGCATGACGGTACGCGAACAGGAGAAACGCCAGCGTGAAAAGGCCCGTGTCGCGCGACTAGAGGATATCGCTGGTCGTTGCAAAGGCGACAAATGGGAATTCGATATCGACGGCGGCCAAACGCATATCATCGCGCGTCGGTCCACCAGCGAGCGCGTCGTCCTCGGCACGCTCTACACGGAAGCCCTGCCGGATGAAGTAGAGCTTTTAACTGGAGCGCTGGAAAACGTCGTTCTGTTTCTGGAGCTCCGAAAGCGTGCAATTGCCGCGTTTAAGAGCGTCCAGAGCTTGCCGTCGGATAACCCACAACCCAGCCAGTTGCGAGAGGGCGATTTCGCCGCAAACGCCGCCATGCTGTGCGCGGAACCTCTGTTCCATCACTATCTTGAGCGCAGGCTCCCTCCCGACCAATCGCGTGCCATTCATAACAAGGACCATGCCGACACGGTGCTTAAAAAGCTGATCGGCATCACCAGCAAAACACAACTCAATCGTGAAGAGCGGGCGCAGGCGGCGTTTATCGACCTGCGCACGGACTTCGAACTATGGAAAGGTGGCCGGGTATGACGGGGATCCTGCCGGTTATAGAGCAATTGCAGGAATGCAGGACGGATGCGGAGCGGGCACGGTGGCTCCTGAATATTCCGGTTTTCATATTCTACCGTGAGCAGACAGCCATTTACAGGGCGCTCCGCAAGGCGCGGTTCGCGCTGGGCGAAAAGCTGGTCGATATCGAGATCTCGGCGCTGCTTTCGACGCGGGACCGGTACGGACGCCTGCCAGCAGACATGGATGAACTGGTCGGCGCTGCGCGGACCGGTTTGGCGGCGCTGGCGCGGAATGGGGGTGCGAAATGAGCACCGAAGCAACGATCCGGCGCGGTGTACGCAACGCAAGCTATTCAGTTGTCCCGAACCATGTCTTTGAGGATATCCGGCTTTCCATGGAGGCAAGGTGGCTTTTGGGCTACCTGCTGTCTAAACCGGATAACTGGACTGTCGTGATCGGCGACATCATCAAGAAGGGCGGCTGTGGCCGCGACAAGGCTCGGAAGATGATCGCGGAGTTGGTCGAGTTCGGTTACGCCGAGCGCGAGCAGGTCCGCGACGACGGTAAATTCGGTGCTTCCGTTCTGGTCATTTACGATGAACCGCGTGAGCAAGAAGCGCCGAAAACCGCTGGTATAACAGGCGCTAACGCGGAAAGTGTTGCAATCTTACCGCAGACGGATTTACCGGCGACGGCAAAACCGGCGCCGGATTCACCGTCGCCGGTAAAATCGGCACATAGTAATAACTCAAATATACCAAATACTGACTCTCAAGGCGCAAGCGCGGAAGAGGAAGTTTTGAAAAGGGTTGATCGTAAAAAGATTAGCCGTGATTTCACCCTATGGTATGCGACCTGGAAGAAGGGCGACGAGGAGTATGGCCGCAACGCATGGTTCGCGCTGACCGATGAAGAGCGGACCGAGTGCATCGAGCGGACGCCAGCCTATCTGCGGTGGGCAAAGCCTTCCGACCTGATGGCCGCTGCGGTCTACCTGAAAAACCGCCACTGGCGCGATATGCCGGAGAGCGCCTTGGCTGATCAGTCGCATTCACGTGGCGTTGCCAAGGTGTGCGGAAAGCTCTGGATGGGCGTCTGGCTGGAAACGGTCAACCGGCAACCCGATGTAGCGCCTCGCTTCACGCTTGTTGACGAGCAGGATATCGACGCCGGCAAGGTTACTAGGGAACAGTTGGCACGGCAAAAGCGGATAGCGTACGGCTGGAGTCTGATTGTTCGGATGGTCGACAAGGCCCACAAATCCGAACCGTTCGTCACCTCGTTGGAACTGTTGCCGCAAGTCGAAGGCTTCCGTCAGGTCGAGCGTGGAAGCGACATATATCTCGCATGGCAACGCCTTCATGAGCGTCGTGGATTGCCTTTCCCTGATAATCTCCGGGACTGGTTCTGGCTACCGCCTGTCGATGGCGGCGCGGCAGATCTCGATGCGGCTGTCGAAGTGGCACTTTCTCAATTCCTGAAATCCATCAATGAGGGGCGGAACGATGATGCAGCATAAGTTTGACGGCATTTCCCGAGTGTCCCTCAAGGGGCTTATGAAGCTTGATCGCATCGCCGAGGAGGCGGCGAGGGTCGCCGAAGAACGCGAATCGGCATCGAAGCGACGGGCGTACGGAGTGTCTGATTCTGCGTGGATCATTGCCAGAGTGGAATATGGGCGCGAAAACGTTGTTGAAAATGCCATGATTGAAGCTGGTATTGAGGCATGCGTAATCATGAGAATGGGGCCAGAAAGGAGGCGTCACAGACGACGTTTGCCGGCTTCCAAGACGCCTGTGTTCAACGGCATAGTGTTCGTGTTTTGCGTGCCAGACAACCACGCACTGCGCGGCATCCTGTCTTTCGATGGCGTTAGAAACATAGTTATGGGAGGTGAGAAGGCCGTCAAGATCGGCAAAGAAACAATCAATGAGTTCAAGGAATTGGCCAATTCTGGCGCTTATGACCATAGCCGACGCTCCGATGCGATCAGGAAGGGCGATAAGGTCAGGATCACTAGCGGTCCATTTGTTGGCTTTGAAGTCGAGGTGGATGCTTTTGGCGAAGCTGGGCAGGGCGATGCAGTCGTTACCATTGTGATCTTCGGCAAGCCAACCGTGTTCAATATGCCGCTTGCAATGCTTGAGAAGATATGAGTACAAATCTGCCCATGGTCGATCCGGTTCTTAGTGGCGGTTACGCTCGCGCCCGGACCCAACCCTGACAGTCTCAACAGAGAGACACCGATTCAGGGCCAGTGCTACAGCTATGCGACGACGAACCACAAGGCGGCCAGACGGTCGCCTTTTTACATTGTAGGTATGGCCAGACTTACCACACTCAAGCCGACGCTTGGCACGTTGCCTCCTCGTCTGGGTCCCGCACCTGGTGATGAGCAGGACCGCAACAAGCATCGGCAGACCGCAGAGCCTTGGCGCAAGTGGTACCAGCTGGTTCGATGGAAGCGCCTGCGCATTGAGACATTCAAGCGCGACCTGTTCACTTGCCAGATGGCAGGCTGCGGCAAGATCGAAGGCAACACATCGAAACTCATCTGCGACCATGTCACGCCTCACAAGGGCGACGAGGCGTTGTTCTTCGATGAGAAGAACCTGCAAACGCTGTGCAAGCCATGTCACGACACATTGAAGCAACGAGAGGAGCGGTCGCGAGATCGTTGGAGATGATGGCACGAGACTGTGATGAGATCATCGTTGATGGTTCTGATCTTCTTCGCCGTCTTCGCATCGGTGTGAAGATGCCTCGAATGTTTGGTCCACGCATGACTGTGGCCACATGGCTGTTTCGGTTGGCTGGTCTTGTTAGCGGTACGAACGTCGTTGTCGAGGTCGACGACGATCTGACCGATCAGGCGGGTGCCTAGCCACGCTTGGCATGGAGGGGGGCGGTCAAAAGTCTGGAAGGCCTCTTCCTCCCGCACCCGCGCCCCCCACATTCGGAGATTTTTTTTACCGTGACAGACGATTTTTCCGGCAAGGATGTCGAATACGATCTGTTCGGCAAACCGATCATGCCAATCAAGGATCGGCGCGGGCGCCCATCGTTCGCGAAAAACAATGAAAATCAAGAGCTTGTATGCCTTCTTCGGGCGGCTGGTTGGACGCAGGCAAGAATTGCCGGGTATCTAGGCTGCGACGAGAAGACTTTACGGAAGAATTTTTCCCGAGAGCTTCAGGACGGCGCAGACCAGATCGAAGGCATGGCGTTGGAAGTCACGCTCAAGAAAATGAAATCCGGCAATTCGGTCGCGATATCGCGGATCTTCGACATCATCGAAAAACAGGGTGCGCCCGCTGTGCCGATACCGAGATCTCCGGAGAAAACGCCGGATGAAAAGCTCGGCAAAAAGGAGGCCGCCGACAGAGACGCCCATACGGCGCATGAAGGCACTCCATGGGCTTCGCTTCTGCAATAAAGGCTGAGTGGAATTTTTCCTGTCCCGACTGGGCGGATCGACTTCGCGACGGTCGCCCGATTGTTCCGGATCTTCCTCTTGACCTGGATGAAGGCAACAGGGCTGTCGGCATTTTCGATAACCTTCGTCTTCCGGATGTGCCTGACCAGCCATACATGAAGGATGCCGCCGGCGACTGGTTCCGCGATATCGTCAGGGCAATCTTCGGCTCGATCGATGAACACGGAGAACGGCACGTTCGAAATGTCTTCGGCCTTGTACCGAAGAAGAATTCGAAGACGACTGGCGGCGCCGGAATTATGGTGACGGCGCTGTTGATGAACAAGCGACCACGCGCCGAGTTCCTTCTGATCGGTCCGACGCAGGATGTTGCCGACACTGCATATCAGCAGGCCGCTGGCATGATCGAAGCGGACCCGTATCTGGCGAAACGCTTCCATGCCATTGAGCATAAAAAGACGATCGTCGACCGGCTCAACAAGGCGAAGCTGCGCATCAAGACCTTCGACATGAAAGTGTTGACCGGGTCCAAGCCTGCCGGCGTCCTGCTCGACGAGCTGCATGTCATGTCGTCGTATTCATATGCGTCGCGTGTTCTGGGTCAGATCAGCGGCGGCCTGATACCGAACAAAGAGTCGTTTCTGATCATCATCACCACCCAGAGTGATGAGCCGCCCTCGGGTGTCTTCAAGTCGGAACTTCAATATGCTCGCGGCGTCCGCGATGGCAGCATCAAGGATAGCAGCACTCTCCCGGTTCTCTATGAGTTTCCGGAAAAGATGCAGACCAGCGACAGGAAGCCTTGGAAGGATCCGAAGAACTGGCACATGGTCCTGCCGAATTTGGGCCGCTCCATCACACTCGATCGATTGATCGAGGAATGGCAGACGGCACAGAAGAAGGGCGAGGAAGAAGAGCGCCGCTGGGCCAGTCAGCATCTGAATGTTGAAATTGGCCTTGCGCTGCACTCCGATCGCTGGATCGGCGCTGATTATTGGGAAGCTGCCGCCGATAAACGCATCACGCTTCAATATCTCATTGATGAGTGCGACGTGATTGTTGTGGGTGGCGACGTTGGCGGACTTCTCGATCTTTGGGGACTTGCGGCGATTGGTCGACACAAGGTGACTCGACGCTGGTTGCTGTGGGCGAAAGCCTGGGCGCAACCGTCCGTTCTCACCCGTCACCCGGAAATCGTCGAAAAGCTCAACGATTTCGAGCGGGACGGTGACCTGGTCATCTGCAAGCGCGTCACTCAGGATGTTGAGGAGGCAGCGGCCATCATCGCCAGTTTGCGTGATGCGGGAAAGCTTCCCGAGGTTGGCGCGATTGGTCTTGACCCGAACGGTGTCACAGCGCTGCTGGAAGAGCTTGCCGGATACTCGATCATCGATCCAATGGTGAAGGCCGTCTCGCAGGGTTACAAACTCTCCGCCTCGATCTTCGGCATAGAGCGAAAGCTCGCTGACGGCACAATGAAACATTGCGGCTCCGGCTTGCTCACCTGGTGTGTCCAGAACGCCTGCGCCGAACAGCGCGGCAGCAACGTCTACATCGATAAGAAAACTGCCAGCGCCAAGATAGATCCCTTGGTTGCGGCATTCAACGCTGGCGAGCTGATGGGCAGAAATCCAGAGGCGGCGGGGACAGGCATGGACGATTACTTCAAGAGTCTGGCGGGTGCAGCGTGAACGCAATCCAGAAGATCAAGAGCGCGATCTTACGTCGCCTTACTGTTCGGGAGTCAGATGGCTGGTACCCAGACAGCATGCGCGGTGATGCTGGTGAGATCGTCACTGACGGTAGCGCCCTATCTCTGTCGGCGGTATGGGCATGTGTGAACCTATTGGCCGGCACGATCGCTAGTTTGCCGTTGATGGTCTACCGGACCGACAGCCAAGGTCGCCGCACTGTGGCGCGCGACCACCGCCTGTATCGTGTTCTGCACGATAGCCCCAACTATGACCAAACTGCCGTCGATTTCTGGGAATTCATCAGTGCCTCACTTGAACTCTGGGGTAATGCCTATGCCCGCATCGAGCGCAGTAGCGGGCAGATTTCCGGACTTCATCCGGTCGCACCGAACCTTGTTTCGGTTCGCAGGCTGAGCAATGGATCGATTGAATACCGCTGGACGGAAGACGGTAAATCCTACATCGAGACA